CATCCACCACGACATGGGCTTCCTTCAACTGGGGGACATCGAGGGGTGGCTTAACCGAATCCTCTAACAAAAGAGACCTGCGCATGGTAGACCCGAAGAAGATCAAAGACAGTAACCCGAAGGACGCCATCGGCGTTCGCAAGCCGGCGCTGTCCGTCCTTTCCATGCCGGTGCTGTTCGAGACAGCTGCCGGCCTCACCGAAGGTGCAGCCAAATACGGCAGGCACAACTACCGGGTCATCGGTGTGAGAGCCAGCGTTTACTTCGACGCCACCATGCGCCACCTAGCGGCGTGGTGGGAGGGTCAAGACATCGACCCCGACTCCGGCCTGCACCACGTGGCGAAAGCCATGGCCTCGCTGCACGTTTTGCGCGACGCCATGATGCAGGACAAGTGCTTCGACGACCGACCGCCGGTGTCGAGCGCCAGCTGGATTGCAGCTGCCCAAGAGCGCGTCGAGGAGATCCTCGGCCGATACCCAAACCACAAGGCACCCTACACCATCAACCAGGAAACCAAATGACCAACACGACACGCTACCCACTGCCTGAACTCGTCCAGCTCAAGTCTCACATGCACATGCCTGCTGGCGAGAGCCCCAACGCATACTTGGCAGGCCCGATGAGAGGCCACCGGATGAACAACTTTCCGGCGTTCTTCGCAGCAGCTGTGCTGCTACGCAATCACGGGTGGGGCATAGAGAACCCCGCCGAATACGACATGGCTGCCGGTGTTAATCCGTCTGCCGACGAGAAGGACTGGCCGATAAAGGTTAAGGACATGCTGCGCACCGACTTCAGGTTGATCCTGGAGAAGTGCAACGCCATCATACTGCTGCCTGGCTGGGATAACAGCGTTGGTGCCAAGATGGAGCTGTCGATCGCGGTGCACATCGGGTTGCCGGTGTTCCTGCTTAAGCCCCACAGAGATGGCGGCTACCTTACCTCGATCGTGGTGTCACACATGAAGCCCGCCGACATCACCTTCATCGAGCGCCCACGAGCATGGGCAGAGAGGGCCGGCCTGTGATTGTCCTCGGCATCGACCCCGACACCAAGACCACCGGCGTGGGTCTAGTCAACGCAGGTAGCCCCATTTACGCCCAACTAGTGACTGTGCCAAACAAGACGGCGAAGGTCAACGTGCGCATCCTGCAGATGATCGACCAGATGGAGAGCTTCCTATCCAACTTCCGCGTCGAGCAACCGGAGGGCGCCAGCATCGCTAAGATCGTCGTGGAGGGCCAGCGTTTTCGCCCCGGCAGCCCGGTGCGTCCGCAAGACCTGATCCACCTAGCACAGGTGGCTGGCTCAATCGCCGGCATCTGTCGCGCTTTGTGGCCTGGCGTAGAGATCGTCATGCCTGAGCCGACCGACTGGAAGGGCTCGATCAAGAAGGCCACCTTCACGCGCCGAATCCTCAAAGACTTGGGCCTGACCATCGGCGCCGACGGCGGCCTGGTGTTCGTAGGCTCTCCGATCAAGCTGCGCCTGCCAGGCACCACCAAGTTGTCCAAGACAGATAGCAGCCACCCGATCGACGGCCTGGGCATGGCGCTATGGGGCTACCGGATGATGCCGCTGAGGGGCCGGTAGGTGCCGGCCCACACCAAGAAGGTGCGCATGCCACCCAACATGATCTACGCCATGGTAGGCATGACGCGCGAACAGCTTGAGAGCATCGTGAAGCGATCGCTGCACGCCAGCGGCATCGACATCAGCGACCCGAAGGCGATACGCTGGGAACGCATGCAAGACGGTGGCTGCTTGTTTGAGGGGCCACGGGCCTCGAAGTAGGAGAACAACATGACAAACGACGAGAACAAGGAAAAAGAGGCTGAGTATCAGCGCGCTTACCGAGCGACCAACAAGCAAAAAGAGGCGGCGCGGAATCTCGCCTACCGAGCGGCCAACAAGGAAAGGTTGGCGGCGCGGAAGCTCGCTTACCTAGCTGCCAACAAGCAAAAGTTGACGGAGTATAATCGCGCCTACAGCAAGGCCAATCCGGACAAAAAGCGAGGCCATAAGGCTAGGCGGCGAGCCCTTAAAAAAGGTGCGAAGCCTAAGCACCAAACCACGTGGGAGTTGGGCATGGTGGCCGCGGTCTTTTATATCGCCAAGGCTTTGGCAGAGTGGGAGGGTGTGCTGTTTCATGTCGACCATATTTACCCGCTATCTCTTGGCGGCCTGCACGCATACCACAACCTACAGCCTCTGGTTGGAGCGGATAATTGCAGCAAGAACAACCGGCAGCCAACGCCAGAAGAATTAGAAGTCATCAAGACACTAAAGCAGATGAAGCTTCGGGTCGACGCGCAAGGACTGCCAGAGCGCAAACGCCCCAAGAAAGACATGCAGGTGGTGGAGACCGTCTACCAGAACCTACAGATCTATAACGCCGCGCGCCTCAATGTCCATCAGGTCGCCTAGAACACTGCGCACGTAAGAAGACATCTCTGACTCCACAACCTGGCAGGCGATGCGCCCGAACTTCCTGCCGGCGCGCGTGAAGAACGGGTCGCCCTCGGTCGGCCCGACGCGGTCGGCCACCACCATACCTTTCGACGGGTCGCGCAAGAACTTGTAAAACTGATCCTTTGTCAGCCTCTTCACGTCCGACGCGCGCTCCGGGTAGTTGCGGCCAGAGATGCGCGGGTCGTCTGCGATGTCCTTAAAGTAGACCAACCGATGCCCCGACTTGGCCTTGATAGCGCCTCTACCATCGTGGTAGTATAACGCCCAATAGTATGGCGTTTCGACTGCGACCTTGCCCTCTGTGCTAACCACCTGCAGGCTCTCGCCGATGGCGCGACTGTTCGATTCCTTGGCAGCCAGGTCGCGAAACCTGTAGGCCATGGCTTTCGCCACGTCGATCAGGAACTGCTGGGTGTCTTCCACTACCTCGGGTCCTCGGCCAGCGTGAACACCGACTGCAGGAACCGCCGCGCGGTGTCGGCGTCCCACTTGGCCTTGGCGATCTTCTTGACGCCCTCCTCCAGGTCGCGGCCCGACGCAGCAGCCTCTGGCAGCTGCTCCTTCATGCGCCCCATCGTGTCAGCTGGTGCCAGGGCTTCCAATGCCTCGGCCATCTCCTCTACGATCGTGCGGAACACGAAGGCGTCCTCAGACATGGCCAGAGACTTGTCATCGCCCAGCGTGCAGCGCAGTGTCGTCTCGAAGTTCTCTTGCGCCTGTCCGATGACCAGCGCCTGGAACGTCATTATTGCGTTGCTAGCCTCGTTGCTCGCGCCCATCTTGCCTGGGATCAGAATACCGGCGATCGGTGGCGGCACGCGGTGGGCCGACACGATGTTGACGCTAAGCGTCTCCATCATCTTCGCGAAGAACTCACCATCAGCCGAGCCTTCCATAGCCAGCTTCTCCAGCTGCACGGTGATGTTCGGGTCGGTGAGGTTCATCGCCAGCGACTTGTGGGAATTGCCTGGGCCGATCTGCGCCTGCAGCGCTTCCTCGATGGCGGTCCAATCCTTGGCGCGCACCTTAGTGCCCATGACGAACAGCATGAACTCTGGCACGCCGCGGTTCTGGTGGAAGTCGAACTGGTGTTGCTTGAGCGACTGCACCAGCTCGATCGACGCAATGGCGGCCAGCCAGAAAGGCACGCCATACCAGCGTGAGTAGCTTGACGGCTGGGCAAAGTGGATCAGCTCGGACACACGGCCCTTGCCGGCGTGTAGCCCAGGCGCCCTGGTCTTGAACGAGTCGAGGTCGCCGTAAGACGCGAACTTCACCTCTGTGCGCAGTCCGCCGGAAGTTTTCACCTCGTAATGGTAGTCATAGACATCATTCTCCACATAGATGGCCACGTCGCACGCTGGCTGGTAGTGCAGTCCGGTGATCTTACCGTTACCTGAGAAGCCTTCGCGCACAACCTCCAGATAGCCGTTGCCGAGCGCCTCGAAGTCTTCCGCCACCTGCATCATCGTGTGCAGCCACGACACGCGGCACAGCTTGTCGAGCTTCTTCTTGGTGGACTTGTCCGCGTGGCCCAGGCCGACGGTCGCAGCCTTCTTGGCCTCGATGCAGGTGCTGTGGTGCTCGTTGTGCATCTTGAGCAGCGCCGTGCGTGCGAAGTCGAACGGCCGGCGGACGTGGCCAGTGTGCACTCCTTGGTTAGAAACAGCTTCCTCGCCAGCAGCCTTTTGGATGGCTTCCAGCATGCTCTGGCCCTTGGGCGCGAGCTGCGGATACAGCTGGTGGTTGTTGTGTGACAGCTTGGCGACGGTGGCGCGAGCCTCGCGACGTGCAGACGGGCGCGACACTTGCGCAGAGTTAGTTGTGCTCATTGGATTCTCCACAGAGGGTGAGGTGGACCGCAGGATTTCATCTCAATTTTATCACACCCAGTCTCGATGTGATACAATTCTCCTGACGGCCACCTGTCTGGCCCGTCCCTTGCTGCGCGCAACCCACCAGGAAACACCCTATGACCAAGAAGGCCAAGCGGCGAATCAAAGCTGCACAGATCAGTTTGATCTCACTGGTGCCGGCAGGCGCCAACCGTGTGAAGTCGCTGTTCAAGAACAAGGACGCCGTTGAGATGCAAGCCGTCGCCAAGATCGACGCAAAGGGCTACCTCACCTCACTGGTCTACATGCCCGACGAGACAGACACCCACGGGGATGTCGCCAAAGCTGGCGACATCATGCAGTGGGCACACGATTTCATCCCCAACATGGAAGGCAACGGCATTGATGTGCTGCATGACGGCAAGCCAGTAGGCAACGACCGCGCGCACATCTGCGAGACCTTCATCGTGCAGAAGGGAGACCCGCGCTTCGCCGGCATGACCGACGAGGATAGCAAGCCACTCGATCCTGAAGGTTCGTGGGGCATGGTCATCAAGATCGACGATCCCGACCTTCGGTCCCGCTACGCCACTGGCGAATGGGTCGGGGTCAGTATGTTCGGCTCAGCTATAGTTGAGTCTCTAACCAAGTCAACACCAACCTCCACGGAGTTCAAAATGGACGAAACGAAGATGGCCGAACTGCTCAAAGCATTCGGCAGCAACCTCTCAAGCGACATCGTTGCAGGCCTAGCCAAGGCTCTCGCACCTGTCGCACCTGTAGCACCAGAGGCACCAGTTGCCCAGACGGTCGCATTCGAAGGCGACCCGAACAGCGCGGCCGACGTCGCCAAGCATGCCGAGAAGGTCATGTTCGCGTCGCTCGACATGAGCAAGTCGGCTGACATTGCGAAGTGGCAGGCCCACCTCGCGAAGCAAGCGGACAGCGGCGCCAACCCGAACCAAGACCGCATCGACGGCCTGGAGAAGGAAATCGCCAAGCTGCGTGGCGCCCCGTCGAATGGCGGTGAGCCTGTCCGTAAGACCGGCGAACTCACGCTCAGTGAGAAGCTCGCGAAGTCCACTGAGCGCGCTGTGCGTCTCAAGAAGGCTGGCGTCATCCGCTAATAGCGGTTGACGGCACGCTGTCCCACCCACCCATTAACTAAAATCAGTAGGAGACCAATATGGCTCTTGGAACGAACGAACTCTTCGCCTCGCGCGACTTCTCTGGCCGGCCCCGCATGGTGGTCGAGCGCAATAAGGTTGCCACCATCGACGGTGGCGGCGTAGACGCTGCCGCAACTCTGCCGGTCGGCTCTCCCCTCGCCTTCGACACGTCTGTCGGCGGCTGGGTGCCATACACACAAGGCGGCTCCAATGGCTCAGGCGTGATCGCTGGTTTTGTTGCCCACCAGGCCGTGACGGTTGACGCCACGGACGATGTCCAGGCGACGGTGATGCTTGCTGGTGAAGTCCACGCGGACGACATCAACACGGCAGCCATCCGCGCCGCTGTAGCGCTCGCCTCCGGCGCCGGTGTGACCGCTGGCGACCTCACCGCAGCCCTCAAGCTCTCTGCTCTCAGGGACAAAAACCTCCACGTCCGCGGACTGTCCGTGGTCCAGGGCTAATCCTCTCTTGGGGGCCCACTCATGTGACCCCCACACAACCCCCAACCTCAAGGAGTCCTAACCATGGC